CTGCCAGAGATCGAAGACGACACGCACGGCGTGTGGTTTGAGCTCCGTTTGCGCCATACCGGCGCTTATAGTTCTACCCTGATCGTGCCCGAGGGCTGCAAGGTGGCCACCGAACACACGCAGGCCGAAACCGCCGGTATCAATATGGTAAACCTGCATTACAGCAGCACCGGCGGCGTGAAGATCTGGCGCTTCATGAATACCCACAGCAGCATCCCGGAATAAAAGGAGGGCGGAATTATGGCTGACACTGTACCTGTACGCTGCTGGCGTTACGAAAGGCTGAACGAAGAGCACAAGGTCGAGCATATCTGGGGCAATTTCGATAACGACGTGGACGGCAAGAAAACCGGTCATATCGTGATGAATGTAAAAGCCTGGCTTGACGAAAACCCGGAAGAGCGCAAGCGCCTTGGCTGGATCAAGCACTTTTACTATGAGGCCCGGGATTTGCAGAAGATCATCGAATACAACCCCCAGACCCAGAACCTTTTGACAAGCGAGCATGTGATAGACGAATTCACGATCGAAGACGAATATCACGTGATGGACAAGTCCGAAGAGCAGCTGCTGTTTGAGGATATGCTGAGCATGGCAAACGGTTTTGACACCGTGGGCGGGCTTACGTTCTATTGAGCTTATCGCTAAAGACTAACGCGCGAAGCTGAAACAGGAAAAGGAGGAAAGGATCATGCGAGACCTTAACACGATCGATAACATTCAAAACCAGAAGGAAAAGGACATCGGCAAGCAGGGCATTTTGCCCCTTGACGGGGAGGGAAGGAAGCTGGCCGAGGGTAAGCGCTTTACCTTTGACATCGTAGAGATTCCCGTGGACCCCTTGCGGTAAGCTTTTAGCGAATAGCTAACAGCTGTTATCCCACATAAAAAGGAGTTGTAATAAAATGTTCGATGTACTTCCTATAACTACAAAAAAGCAGGTGGATTGCGGCCCGGCCTGCCTCAAGATGCTGCTTGCCTACTACGGGCAGGACGTGTCGCTGGATACCCTGATCGATGAGTGCGGCACCCGTCTTGTGGGCTGCAGCGCCAAAGACGTTATCCGCGTGGGCAAGGCGCATGGCCTTGACATGCTGGCCTATTCCATGCCCGCGGAAGATGTTTTCAACAACGACCGCCCCAGCATCTGCTGGTGGAAGTATAAGCATTTTATCGTCTGCTGCGGCCTTGACGAAAACGGGCAGGCGGTGATCTGTGACCCCGTGCGCGGCCGCTACAGGATGAGTAAGAGCATCTTCAAAAGCTTCTATAGCGGCGTAGCGCTCACCAACGGCCAGCCGCAGGACCTGCCGGAAGCTGGTGAGTAAGCAAAATGCCGATATGGTTACAAACGGCCGTCGCTATCGTGGTGGCGGTCTTCGCATCTACGGGCTTTTGGAGCTGGATCCAGCGCCGGGGCGAAAAGAAGGACGCGCGCACGAAGCTGCTGCTTGGCCTTGCGCACGACCGGATCCTGAGCCTGTGTGAGGAGTACCTGCGCCGGGGCAGCATCAGCCGCGCGGAGTACGAGAACCTTGACAAATACCTCTACAAGCCTTACATCGAGTATGGCGGGAACGGGACGGCAAAGCACATGAAGGCGCGGGTGGACAACCTGCCGGTCGTAGATTAGAAAAGGAGGGCAACTAATGCAGATCCTCAAGAAGGAATGGTGGAAGGCCGCGGCGATCCGCGCGCTGAAGACCGTTGCGCAGACGGCGGTGGCCACGATCGGCACAAGCGCTGCGATCAGCGACGTTAACTGGGTGCTCGTGGGCAGCGCAAGCGCCCTGGCGGGGGGCCTTAGCCTGCTTACGTCGCTGGCGGGCCTGCCGGAAGTGGAGAACGGATAATAGCTGTTAGCTATGAGCTATTAGCTATTAGTTATTAGCTATTAGCTATGAGCTATTAGCTATTAGCTAAAGTTACTTGGCGCGCTCGCGCGCCCATCCAAAAGCTAACAGCTAAAAGCTGATAATAGCTAAAAGCTGCAAAAACGGATTTGTCGAAAGACAAATCCGTTTTTGCGTATGAAAGGAAGTGAAAACGCATGCCCGATAGCAACATCTCTACTACTGTCGAGCTGCTGGGCGCAAAAGAATACCAGGGCGCGCTTAGGGACATAAACGCGGATCTGAAGGTGCTAAAAAGCGGCCTTATGGCCAGCCAGAGCGCCTTTAAGGATCTTGACGGCGCGGACGCGCTTGCGGACAGGCTTGCGGGCCTATCCGCGCAGTACGAGCAGCACCAGAAAAAGGTAGCGCTCATCACCCGCCAGCTGGAGGCGGCAAAGGCCACCTACGGGGAAAACTCCAACCAGGTAAGACAATTGCAGATCGCCCTAAACAGCGCTACCGCCGCCATGAACAAATGCGGGCAGGAGGTAGACGAAACCAAAGACCGCTTGAACCAGCTGCAGGAGGGCGAATCGGAAGCCGGCGAAAAGGCCGGCGACATGGGCAAGGCGCTTGAAAAGAGCGCGGCCCAGACGAAGAAGCAGAAAAAAGAGGCGGAAGACACCACCAGCGTCTTAAGCAAGCTGGGGCACGGGCTTTTGAGCGTGGGCAAGGCCGCAGCGGCCACCAGCGCCGCCCTGGCCGCCGGCGCGATCGCGGGCATAGGAGCCGCGGCCACAAGCGCCGGAAAGGCCCTTGCCAGCTGCGCAAGCGACGGGGCAAAGTACGCGGACGACCTTTTGACGCTGAGCGTCCAAACGGGCGTATCCGTAAAGACTTTGCAGGAGCTTTCCTATGCCGCGTCCTTCGTGGACGTGCCGCTGGAAACCATGACCGGCGGCATGGCGCGCCTTACCCGTACCATGGGATCCATGCAGAAAAACGGCGTGAAGGCCGACGACGCCATGACCAAGCTGGGCCTTACCATCTTTAACCAGAAGGGCGGGCTCAAGGACAGCGAGGATATGTTTTGGGAGGTCGTCACCGCCCTTGGCGCGGTGGAAAACCCCACCGAGCGGGACGCGCTGGCCATGGAGCTGCTGGGGAAAAGCGCGCAGGAATTAAACCCCCTGATCGCCGCCGGTACCCAGCGCATGCGCGATCTGCGCAAGGAAGCCGGCAACATGGGCACGGTGCTAAGCGACTTTGCCTTAAAGAGCCTTGGCGACTATAACGACAGCCTGGATAAACTGAATCTTACCTGGAAGGGCTTAAAGAACAACCTTGGCGCTACCGCGGCGGGGCTTTTTCAGCCCTTCGTGGACGACGCTACCGGCGCGATCGCGCAGGTAAGCAAGCTGCTTTCGGACGGCTGGCAGCAGGGCGACGCGGATAAGCTTATCCAGATCCTGTCCGGCGTGTGGGACAGCTTCGTAAACGACGCAAAAAAGCTTTGGAGCCGTTTAAGCCCGGTTTTGGGTCAGCTGCTGGAAAGCGTGAAGACCTTTATCCAGACGGAGCTTCCCGGGAAGCTTGCCGGGATCACCGACATCTTAAAGACCGCCGTGGGCGACCTTACGACCTTCGCAAAGGGGCTTGTAAGCTCCATCGACTGGAGCGCCGTGGGCAAGATCCTTGGCGACGCCGCAAAGGGGCTTATCGACATCGCGGGCGACGTGTTCAAGCAGCTGCCTACGATCATCAAGAACATCGACTGGAAGGGCGTGTTTGACAGCCTGCTTGGCCTTGCGGATAAGGTGATGGATACAATCCTGGGCGTTTTCGGCGTGGACTGGGCAGAGGTCAAGCGCACCTCCAAGGCCGCCCTTGACAGCGTGGCGGAATGGGCCACGAATACCTGGAACAGTATCAAGGGCGCATGGAGCAACGCCAAGGAGCTTGTGTCCGATACCTGGAAAAACCTGACCGGATGGATAAGCGAAAAAGCCGGGAACCTTGCCGATTGGGCAAAGGGGGTCTGGGCGGGCATCAAGGAAGCCTGGAGCGATGTAAAGGGGCTGGTAAGCGAGGCGTGGGGCACCTTTACCGGCATCCTCACCGGCAAGATCAAGATAAGCGAATGGGCCGCGGGCGTGTGGAATAGCATAAAGACGGCCTGGAGCGACGTAAAGACGCTTGCAAGCGAAGCCTGGAGCACGTTTACGGGCATCCTTTCCGGCAAGATCAAGATAAGCGATTGGGCCGCGGGCGTGTGGAACGCGATCAAAACCGCGTGGACCGACGTAAAGGGCTTTGTGTCCGACAGCTGGGGCAGCCTCACCGGCTGGATCGATGAAAAGCTGGGGATAAGCAAATGGGCGTCCGGCGTGTGGAATACCATAAAGACGGCCTTTGGCGACGTAAAGGGGCTTGTGTCCGACAGTTGGGGCAGCCTTACCGGCTGGATCGACGCAAAGCTGAGCGCAAGCAGCTGGGCGTCCGGCGTGTGGAATACCATAAAAACCGCGTGGAGCGATGTAAAGACGCTTGTATCCGAAAGCTGGGGCACTTTTACAGACCTGCTTAGCGGAAAGCTGAAAATCAGCGACTGGGCCGCGGGCGTCATGGCGTCCATCAAAAACGCGTGGAGCACGGTAAGCCAGCTGGTAAGCGATTCCTGGGGCACTGTCACCGCCGCGATCGATGCAAAGCTCGGGATAAGCAAATGGGCGTCCGGCGTATGGGACACGATCAAGAGCGCGTGGAGCGACGTAAAGGGGCTCGTATCCGAAAGCTGGGGCACGTTCACCGACCTGCTTAGCGGAAAGCTGAAAATCAGCGACTGGGCCGCGGGCGTCATGGCGTCCATTAAAAACGCGTGGAGCACGGTAAGCCAGCTGGTAAGCGATTCCTGGGGCACTGTCACCGCCGCGATAGATGCAAAGCTCGGGATAAGCAAATGGGCGTCCGGCGTATGGGATACGATCAAGAGCGCGTGGAGCGACGTAAAAGGGCTCGTATCCGAAAGCTGGGGCACCTTTACAGACCTGCTTAGCGGAAAGCTCAAGATCAGCGACTGGGCAGATCG